AAAGGATGGTATAAGTTTCGTGCTGCTGACTGGGGTTATTCTTCTCCTGCTTGTGTGTTATGGTTTGCTGTTGATTACAATAATAATCTGTGGCTCTATAGAGAGTTATATACTTCCAAAGTTACGGCAGATATTTTCGCCAGACAAGTCTTAGAATTAGAATCAGGTGAGTATATTCAATATGGTGTACTCGACTCAAGTACCTGGGCAAAGAGAGGTGATGTAGGCCCTAGTATTGCAGAGACAATGATTCAACAAGGATGTCGATGGAGACAATCTGATAGATCACCTAAAAGTAGAATTAGTGGTAAGTTAGAGATTCATAAACGTTTACTAGTTAATGATAAAGAACCAGGACTTAGAGTATTTAAGAACTGTAGAAATTTAATTAGAACGATGAGTACATTACCTACAGATAAGAAGAACCCCGAAGACGTTGATACAAATGCTGAGGATCATGCATATGATGCATTACGTTACGGATGTATGAGTAGACCCATGCACCCCAAATATGCACAAAGATTTAAACCCTTGTTTACCCCTGAGTTTAAACCAGCTGATAACAAATTCGGATATTAATGGAATTACCTACACACAATTATTTTTTATGGGGCCCTTATCTAGCAAAGATGACGGTAAAAGAAAGTTTATGTGAAAAGCTATTAAGTGAAGGAAGACACTTAAGAACATCACATAGAAATCACCTAGCAGGAAAAATAGAAAAAGAATTTAAATACGATAATTTAAAATATTATCAAAAAGAATTTCAACCTTATATAGATTCATGGATACATGGATGGTATAGACAACTTGGTTCTCATGTTGCAGTTAAAGGTAAGCTAGTAAGTTTATGGATTAACTTCCAGAAACCAAAAGAGCATAACCCAGTACATATACATCCAGGTGCTGATGTTTCATTTGCATTACATTTAAATGCACCTATAGCTATGATAGGTGAAAAGCAAGAAGAAACAGGAGTAGCACCAGGTAGATTATCTTTTTTGTATGGTGAAGAAAGAGCACATACAATAGCAGAAAGATCATTTACACCAGAGAAGAATGTTATGTTTATGTTTCCTGGAAACTTAAGACACTATGTAACTTCATTTAATTCTGATGTAGAGAGAATCTCTGTAGCAGGCAATGTAAAATTTGATCATGCAAAATAAAAGAAAATTACCAGAGATACAAAAGAAATTTTTTCCATATGATTTAGTATTAGCATACTGGGAAGATATCATTGCAGATTGCTCATGGATAGATCTTAATGATATAAAAAAATCCACAACTGCCATATGTTGCACGGTTGGATGGTTAATAAAACAAGATGAGAATGTGACTATACTAATGTCAGATTTTAATTTTGAAAATGACAAAGAAGTAAAACAAGGTGGTGGGCATACTACCATACCAACTAAAAATATATTAAAAATAAAAAAGATAAAAATATAGGAGACAGCAATGGAAACAAAATTTGATCCAAAAGCTAAAGTAGAACAAGGCCAATTAAGTGATGCACCTGAAGGCAAACAGCCTAACAGGGAATCAAAGAATATTGACTTTGCAAAACATGCACCTAGAAAATATGAGTCTGCTAATTACTTAGCAGATAATGATGTACCTACTAAGTCAGGTTCAGAGCATGTTCAAGATAGCTTATTTAAAATGGCAGACGAAAAAGATTATTAATTAATAGGAGGGCAAACCAAATGATGAAAAGATATATGCACGGAGAACTTGCACCTGATGTAGCAAAAAGACCAAACGATAAACTAGCAATAGATCCTAATTCAAAAGTAACACAAGGTTCTACAGCTGGTGATGGTAATGATGCAAAAGGCAAGTCAAAATCAAAAGTAGATCCAGCAATCTTTAGAATGGCTGAAGAAAGAGATTATTAGTTTTGATGGAAGAAGATAAAGAAAAGAACGAAGGATATGAATCCGAGAACAATGCTTTAGTTGGTCTAGTAAGATCTAAGTTTCAAGAAGCAGAGACAGCAAAAGTCTATGATGAAAAAAGATGGCTGCAGTCTTACAGAAACTATAGAGGTTTATACGGGCCAGAAATGGCATTTAGAGATAATGAGAAGTCTAGAGTATTTGTTAAAATAACAAAGACTAAAGTACTTGCATCATTTGGTCAGATTATAGAAGTTCTTTTCTCTCAAGGTAAATTTCCTTTAGGAATCAGTCCAACTTCTGTGACTGAAGGTATTGTTGAGAAAGCTCATTTAAAAAATAAACAACAGCAGCAATCAGAAGAACCACAAGATCCTTATGGTTTTCCAGGAGATAATAAAGAAATACCACCTGGTACAACTGCTACTGAGTTAATGAGAGATCTTGCTCAAGAATATCAAAACTTAGGATTTGAAGAAGGGCCATCCTATACAGGTACTCCAGAAATTGAACCTGCACAATTAGCTGCAGAGGCAATGCAAAAATTAATACATGATCAATTAGAAGAAAGTAAAGCAATTACAGTTCTAAGACATGTGTTTTTTGAAATGGCATTACTAGGTACAGGAATTTTAAAAGGGCCTTTTACAGATGCTAAAACATATAATAGTTATGATACTTCTGAAGATGAAGAAGGTAATATAGCTAAAGTACAAATTTCAAAAACTAAATCAGTTCCATCTATTGAAGCTGTATCATGTTGGGATTTTTATCCTGATCCAAATGCTACAAACATTCAAGACTGTGATTATGTAATTCAAAGGCATTCTTTTAATAAACAACAATTACAAGATTTAACTGAAAAGCCTATGTTTAATAAACAGGCTATTGAAGAATGTTTAGAGATGGGGCCAAACTATCAAACAAGAGGATTTGAATCTTCATTGTATGATAGAGAAAACGTTACAAGTATTTATAAAAATAGATACGAAGTATTAGAATACTGGGGAACAATTGATAGAGAAACTGCAGATGAATGTGGCGTATATTATTCAACTGATTCTGAAGTAATACATGTTAATGTATGGATATGTGGTGGTAAAGTTTTAAGAATGGTAGAGAATCCATTTACACCAAAACGTATTCCATATTTAGTATGTCCATATGAATTAAATCCATATCAATTTTTTGGAGTAGGTATTCCAGAAAATATGGAAGACTCACAGATGGTTATGAATGGTCATGCAAGAATGGCTATTGATAACTTAGCACTAGCAGGTAACTTAGTATTTGATGTAGATGAAACAATGCTAGTTCCAGGACAAGACATGAAAGTATTTCCTGGTAAAATATTTAGAAGACAAAGTGGTCAAACTGGTCAAGCAGTACATGGAGTTAAATTTCCAAATACTGCACAAGAGAACTTACAAATGTTTGATAAGTTTAGACAGTTAGCTGATGAGTCTACAGGTATACCATCATACTCACACGGTACAACAGGTGTTCAGTCCACAACTAGAACTGCATCTGGTATGTCTATGTTGATGGGTGCTGCTGCACTAAGTATTAAAACAGTTATAAAAAATATTGACGACTATCTTTTGAAACCCCTTGGAGAATCTTTATATCATTGGAACATGCAATTTAATGAAGAGTCTCCTAATATCAAAGGCGATCTGGAAGTAAAAGCACAAGGGACTTCGTCTCTAATGCAGAAAGAAGTTAGATCACAAAGACTAATTACATTTATGCAAACTGCATCTAATCCTGCACTTGCACCATTTGTAAAATGGCATACTTGTTTAAAAGAAATTGCCAAGTCTTTGGATATAGATCCAGATCAATTAATTAATGATCCAGAGAAAGCTGCGATCTATGCACAAATAATGGGGATGGCAAATGGAAATCAAAACAATACAACCTCTGCTGGAGGACAAGGTCAAATGGGACAGACTGGAGAAGTACCTACAGGAGCTTCGCCAACAGATCCAACAGGAGCTGGAGGTGGCAACATCGGAACAGGTAATGTACCGATGCCAGGGGAAGCTGGCTTTAGTTCGCCAAATCTTGAACCTGAAGGAAGCAAACAAACGCAATAAGGAATAAAATGGCAACAACTTTTGATGTAAACAGAATTGGTGGTGGTACTTTTGAATTAGTACAAGACCCTTCTACAGGACAATACTCATATAAAAAAGTTGGATTTACTCCTGTTAAAAGTTTGACTATACCTGATTTAGGTACTACTACTACTACACCAGAGAAAGAACCAGAAAAAGATGAAGCAACTGATATAAGCAAACCTTATGAACAGTTGGTTAAACAAACAGGTGGTGGAGAACCAATTGACTACACAGGTCAAATGTTAAAAGATGCTAAAAAAATTGATCCGCAGTTACCGATGACTAGAGAAAGTTTAACTAGTTCTTTTATAGGTGAAGAAAGACCAACTAAAACTTATTCTGAACAATTAGCAGATTTACAAAGACCATCGATGCTTGGAGACAGAGGTGGTAGTATGGATCAAATGTCTGGTGCAACTCCTTATCAAGATGATATTATGAGAGGTGGTACTGGAGTTAAAGCTGATACAACTAGAGGCCCAGGTATATTTACAGATAAAAAACCTTTAGGTAGTCCATTTAAAGCATTTGATGCATCAGTTAAAGACGGAATAATTAGCAGACCAGAATATACATCTACTACACCAGAGGCTAGAGCAGCTATGACATCTGATGCTGCATCATTAGGAATTAAAGAAGTTAAATCTACACAACCAACTATAGGTTCTTTTGGAACTGATCCTACAGCACAAATAGGTGGTACGGATATAGAAGCAGATCCAGGTACACAACCTAGAGCAGATATAGAAGTAGAACCAACTGCACTTAAAAAAGTTAGTACAGGTTTAAAAACTTTAGCAGATAGTGTTGGTAAAGTTTTATCTAGTGGGCCTATAAGTATGATTGCTAAAGCAATAACTAAAGAACCTTCTAACATACAACAATTAAATAAAGATTACTTTAATGCTAGAGATGATGGTAGAATAGCTGGTAATCCTGCAACAGATTTATATGCAGGATTTAATAGAACGTCAGATTTTGGTAATTTAGAAGCGGCTGGTAAAAAAAGAATAGCAACAAGAGAAAAAACTATAGCTACTAAAAAAAATGTATCACAAAAATTTATAGATGATACAAATAGAATGAAAGAACAGCAAAAAGATTATCAAAGACAAAAAGCAGCAAAACAAAAAGCTACTCAAGGCCCTGCAGGTGGAGCAACCACAGGTGGTGGTGGTGGAGGTTCTGATAGTGGATCTAGAGTTATATGTACAGAGTTACATAAAACAGGAGAGATGCTTACAGAAGATTGGGTAAGAGATATTAGATTTACATATAGTAAATTAACTAAAAAACATATTAAAGGATATTTATCTTGGGCAGTACCAACTGTTAGACATATTAAAAAATATCCTACATATAGAAAAATATGGAAACATATTGCACAGCATAGAGCAAATGATATTGCATGGAGAATGAAACAAGGTAAGTTTGATTTACTTGGAAGAATCTATGCAGGTATTGGAGAACCTTTATGTTGGTTAATTGGTAATTTTGTTACTGATAAAACATATAATGATATAATTGCAAAAGGTAAGAGGCATATTTAATGGCAATAGAAAGAGGAAATAAAGTTACTACAACTGGACTAGTAGATAAAAAACCATTTACACCAAAGGCTCCAGACATGAGTAAAATGAAAGTACCTGAAGCTATGCAAGCAAAAAGAATTAAACCCGCTGAAACAAGAGTAGCACCCCCAATGGAATCAGCACAACCTACAGAACAAATAGCAGACAAAATTCAATCTCTAACAGATGAAGATAAAATTGTATTAGATACAGTTCTAGCTCCATCTGTTGCAGCCGTTCTTAAAAAAATTGCACCAGATGCTAGTCAATTAATTGACCAGTTTACAGGGCAAGAAGAGAACGTAGTTTTACCAGTCTCAGTTGTAAAAAACTTTGCAACTAAAAGATATGGTGGGGCAGATGAGGGAGATGCTGTAGAAAGTTTTATAGCAGATCTTTCATCTACACAAGAGATGGATCAACAACCTGTGCCACCTGAAGAAGAACAGTACCAAGCAATAGATACTGAACAAGTCTAATTCAGCCCACAACAATTATGGAATCGAGCTACCCTTATCCATAAGGCACTCAACCCAATAGGTAAAAATAATGGAAGAAGAGAAGAAAGTTTCCGAAGAGAAACAAGTTAAAGTACCAAATGTAAATCCTTATCATAAAGACAGAGGTGAAGATGATCCCGAAGTTGAAGCATTTGCAAAAGGTGAGTTAGCTAAATATCAAAGGGAACAAAGAGAAAAAGAAGCAATCGCAGCAACCGAACAGAAGGACACCGATGCATCTGAAGAGACTGCAGATCAAACAGATAATCAGGCTACTCCTATCGCTGAACGCCCTGCTAGAGCTGAAGATAGAGTCTTTAAGAAACGTTATGACGATTTAAAAAGACACTATGATTCTACTATTCAAAAACACAAGGACGAATTAGAATCTTTGCGTACTAGATTAGAATCAGGAAACTCGCAATTTAATCCTCCTAAATCTAAACAAGAATTAGATGCATGGAGAAAAGAGTACCCCGATGTATATGATATGGTTGAAACCATAGCTATAGAAAAGGCCACTACTCAAACTGCAGAACTTGAAGATAAATATAAAAATCTTAAAGTGCAACAGGAACAAATTGCAAAAGAAAAAGCAGAAGTAGAACTTTTA